TTGGCATGTTCGCCAGCTCCCTCGCTACCAATAAGCCTCTCGTTCACGATACTATCGTGAAAGGCCAGTCTGTATGGGGTCTCTGATCCCATAGCCGGCGGTGCCGGCGCAAGCCTGAAGTGAAGACTTTCTCCAACGGAGTACCGTTATGCCAAACCCTACGAATGATCGTGGATTGAAGCACTATGACCTGGTTCGCCTTATAAACGAGCCTTTGTCAAAGGAGACGACCTCGCGAATTATCGGCAAGATCGTAGATGTTGTTTCGGATGATACCACCTTTCGGGCCTTCGGGCCTAGTTGGGAGTTCGGAAGAAACTATCTCATGAAGCAGCTTCTCACGAAGTTTGTTAGTGAAGATACTGACTCGAGCGATATCCGACGCGACCGGGCCATTGTGAAGTGGCTTGGTGTTGAACGACGAAATCGTCGCACGAATGAGAGGATCTGGGGGCAAGAGACCGTTATCAACGGTCTGGGTCCTACCACGAAGATTCTCATGAAAGCGGCAGAGCTGGTAGAAAAGATTATTGGCTCTGTACCGCCGTTGGACCTCCTTTCTTATGGGAGTTTCAGTGGTGGGGCGACAACATCCCTGAAGAGGGGTGTTGGCACATTGCAATCGAAGTTCACCGGTATAAGGGACGCAACGCCTGCCTGCTTCGAGTTGTTCAGAACTCTGAACTTCGAAGTTTGGCATCTCTTGGCACCTGAGGTTCTCAATCCCAGGCTTGTTAAAGGGAACGTCCTATTCACCGTACCGAAGACGGCTGTTATAGACAGGGTTGCCGCAAAGGAACCCGATCTTAACATCTTCTGTCAGAAAGCGGTGGGCGACTACTTTCGTCGCCAACTGCGGAGTTGTGCACGGGTTGATCTCAACGACCAAACCGTGAACCAGCGTCTTGCCTGGGAAGGTTCGAGATATGGCACTCTAGCCACTATCGATCTCTCCTCGGCTTCAGATTCGCTGACGTGTGCACTTGTACACATGCTCCTGCCACCGAAGTGGACCTCACTGTTAGAGTCTCTGCGTTCGCCGAAAACCTTCATTGATGGAGCGTCTCATAGTAATGAGATGTTTTCATCGATGGGGAACGGCTTCACGTTTGAACTTGAGAGTTTGGTCTTTTGGGCACTTGCGAAAGCTTCGTGCTACCTCAGTGGTACAAAAGGCAGAGTCAACGTGTATGGGGACGACATTATCGTACCAACGAGTGTTGTCCCCATGCTTATTCCGTTGCTCAACTGGTGTGGTTTCGTTGTGAACGTTGATAAGACGTTCTCTAGCGGACCATTTCGGGAGAGTTGCGGTAAGCACTATCACGATGGCCTCGACGTTTCTCCTTTCTTCATTAGATCACCCTTTAAGAAGGTGACTGATGTTATCCACACCCTTAACCAGTTCAAGGCCTGGATTCTCCGTTTGCACGGGGATATGGTTTTGGATACCCAACGCGATTTGACTCGTGTTTGGCGGGAGCTTGCTCAGGAATTCGTTCCTAAGCAGCTTTGGGGTGGTTACGACTTGGAGAGCCGGACACAGTTGGTCGCCCCGGGAGTTCGCTCGCTTGAACTCCTCGAGGTGACCCGCAGACATCCGGCACAGGAGGTCGCCCTGCAAAGGGCGGCCTACTTGTCGACGTTATGCAGGATGGGTCTCAGCTCTTACGCTGAATCTAGAGACTCTCTTCCCTTCTCGCTTTGCTCGCCTACCGGCAAGTGGAGCGTCCGGAGAGTTCGTCCTAGTCCTGCAGTCTTCGGTGTGACGAGACCCACTTTCTTCAATGAAGGTGGCTCGTCATAGCCTTCTGGCGTAAGCCAGAGGCACCACCCCTGTTCGGGGGTGGTGGGTAGGTT